CATACGTTTTACCTCTCAAGCTCTAGCCCCAAAACCCCTTGCCCCCACCATCAGCAGCGGCCACGGGGGTGTTTTTTTTGCGCATACTCTCATAGTATTTATCAACCCCGAACATGAACGACTTCGGGCGTAGTCGTGCGCAACGCTCACGAACAATCGCCTCACCAGGATCAATACGCTTAAAAATACACCCGGCTTCAGCGTAGCGCAGCAACGCTGATTCGGTGGGTGTGGAGTGAATAATATACACATCAGTGTCGTTTTGTTTCAAAGCCTCATCAATAAGTAGCAGCCTTGCTTTGCGCGCTAGTTTCGCCACCACTTGTGGGTAATCATGATTGCCGATAGGGTAGCCGCCAATAAGGTTGCATAAATGGTCATAGTCAATTCTTATATCCCCCGGTTTCGCATGCTCACTAACCCACGTGGTTTTACCCCCACACGGGGGACCCATCACAACAATTTTCCGAACATTACTAGTGGTAACCTCACCACCACCACGCTGACTATTGCAAGTAAAATGCAACAAACGTTCCGGTAGCTCACCATTCCTCGCCCCATGAAAATTCAGGTGGTCCGCAGCCAGCGGCTTACCATCAAAATTTTTCACAGCAGAAGCATACATTGGCCTGCCGCACCACGGGCACGGGGTACCATCACGCAACCGAAGCATAAGCCCCTCACGGGCACGCTGGTGCATCTTACCGTAGCCCCTAGCGCTAGCTGATAAACCCATAAAAATATTCCCCTAAAAAGCGTTTAAACAAACAATTTTCAGGGGAATATTATACCATGCCACAACAAAATATTAGTGTTTCCGGCCCGCCCTCCAAGCCCGCACACTGCGTAAATCCACCATCAGGGCACCCAGGTGCGACTTGTGCCGTATAAAATCACGGTTCACCGCCTCAAGAATAGACGATGGGGGGCAACCGATTTTCTCAGCAGCCACATCATACTGCACCCAATCCGGCACATAATCGGTGTACCCAAGCATGCGCTTAGAAAACAAGCGCTGCTTAGCCCACGCCTCAAAAATGTTTTCCAGCTCGTCAAAGTCGTTATAGGCCTGGTTGATAGCATACTCAACCTCGCTAACAATATCATAAACATCATCGGCGGTTAAGCTGCTAGCCCCACCAACAACCCGACCATTCTTGGAAACCCAGAAAAACCTTAACCAACCAGAATGTAAAGACCCATGCGACACCAACACTTGCACCAACATACCCAGATGCTTGATATCCGCATCGGGGTAGTCGATAAGCTCAACCGCTAAATCCGCGTGAGTAGCATCCTGCATGCGGCGGTTACCCACCGACTCAACCAGGCTACGCAACCCAATGAAAACCTCACGGGTTTCATGTAGCAATTCTTCTTTCAACTCGTAGTCTACCATGCTGTAACCTGGTCCTTTGCTAGTTCCACCTCGATAAACACATTCGGGGGCTCACCCGGTGCGCAACGACGCTTGACCTTGTGCACCACGCAAACCTGGGAGTCGTCCTTGAAAACCACGCCGGTGAGGGCGTCAAGGATTCCACGCTCCAGCTTATCAATATCGGGGCGCTGGATCATGGTCAGGGGGTCGGTTGGTTTCATCACTTTAGTGCGGGGCATGGCGAAAACCAGGCGAACCTCCACCGGGGCGTTCTCAATCATTTCTAAGCCCTGGTACTGCATGTGGGTTGATGCGCTACTAGCCACATGCTCACGCCATTCTTTCAAACCCTCCGACTGCTCAACCAGCACGGCTTTACCGCCTCGCACGAATGCTTTCTTGCTGCCTTGGGGGCGTGGCACGCCGTCCGCTGTGACTTGTAGGAAAAAATTTTTAGGCTTCATCATGGATCACACCCTCATACTCGTCATCAACCTGTAGGCTGATCTTATCGTCAGGGGCTGCTTCCTCACCAATAAGCCGCCAAATCTCGTCCAACAACATGTCCCGCGCCTTGTCCAAATCCCTGATACGTTCCTCCAGGTCAGCATGCTTATTCAGTCCGTCAAGCCGGCAAGACCGCGCAATATATTGCACCGCCTGGGCCGCGTTCCCGGTCAAATGCCGTGAAATGTCCCACACCTGATTGTCCCCAAACTTATAGTAATCACCCATGGTATGATCCTTCCTTTTCCTAGAAAATGTTAATATTACGTGGCACGCCATCAACCGTGACAAACGACAACACGCCACCGTATGACGTTGCACCGGTTCGGTTACGAAACCAGGTGGATTCCTTCTCCAGCGCCGGGGCGCTCACAATCCAACGTTTAGCAGTCCATGACTCGATATGAAAATTGTGAAAATGCCCACTGATGAGGATATCCGCCTGGGCTTCTTCGCTGTCATTGGCGATATGTCCTGACCACCATTTTTCCGCCCCACTGATTTGGCCCTTGAATAAATGCCCGTGCACGATCGTGAACACGGTGCCCCCACAATCGTAGGTGACGCTGCCCCGGGTTGTTTCTGGGTACAACCAGCGCACATTTTTGCCCACCATCATCGACGGATCAACCATGCTGAAAGCGTCCTGAACAGCGGAAACGATCATAATATCGTAGTTGTCGGACATGGGGCGGGATTGTTTGCGTGTTGTTTCACCATGATTACCTGGCACCACTGACACCACCAGATCATCAACATGTGATAGGATTTCCTGAACAGTCCATGATACTAGATGTTGGCAGGTGCGCAACTGCTCCGCAAGAGTCAGGTCGCACTCGGCAATCATCTTACCATCCTGCGAGGTGTAGCCCTCGATCAAATCGCCGGCAAAAACCAGGTTCACCCCGCCGATATTCTCATGGTGTTCTAAGGCTCGAATCACCCCGGTTTTCCACCGGTCAATCAGGTACTCGGTGCCAGCACCGGCCTCAACACTCTTCCCAATATGAGTGTCCGAAAGCACAATGGTTAGCCAGTTTCCGTCACGTGTGACTTTATTCACCGGCTCTAGGTAGATCGAATCAAGCAGGTCTTCAATATCACTATTGTGCTGTGGCCTTAAAAGAACCTTAGCGCGATAGGCGTGCTGCACACCATGGCCTGGCACTTCCCAAGCCGAATGCCGTACTGGACCTTCGACTGAATATTTTTCAGGATCAAGCCCGAACGCTTCCAGCACATGCCCCCAATCATCCTCAGATGGTGGGGTGGTTCGTGGGGGCGAGGTAACAACACCCTCGATGCCGTCCATCACCACACCCGGGACAACCCCCTTTGGGGGGGCACTCATCATCTTATCAACATCACCCATATGCTTCACTTATCCTTAAAAACTTCTTAACGAACACCCGCACGCAAATTCGCCACCAAGGTGCAGAACGCCTTGTACTGGTGCGGGTACGGGTTGCCCTGCAACGACGACGCAACCAACCACAAATCATGTAGTACCACATCATCCCTGGTCAGGGCCTTAACCATTGCTTCGCGTTCCTCACCGAAACTATCCAACCACTCGTACGACGTGGGGGGTTTCGGACCCATAGCATCCGCCGCGGTGTTGAACTGGTCAACTAAGCTCACTTCTCAGCCTTTCCTTAAAGTTGAAGTTTTATTCACTTACGCCACATATTATACACGAATGTGAGCTACTTGTCAAACCAATGTGATTATTATCACATTCCCCGGGGGAACTCTTTAAACCGCGAATAATGCAACTGGTGCGCAATCGTATGCACCCCCGTTGCCCCGCCACGATTCTTAGCAATGATAATATCCGCCTCGCCAGCACGCTGGTGGTCGGGATCCTTGGCGTCCGGCCTATCAATCAGCAGGATAATATCAGCATCCTGCTCAATCGCACCCGACTCACGCAGATCAGAAGCCCTAGGCGTGCCACCATCACGATTTTCACTATTGCGATTCAGCTGGGCAACCAACACAATAGGCACATTCAAATCCTTAGCAAGAATTTTCAGCTGGCGTGTCATCTGCGCCACCTGCTCCTGACGTGGAACATTCACATTAGCGGGGGTGATGAGCTGTAAATAGTCAACGACTATGAGTCGCACATCATTCTTGCGTACCTCAATTTTCGCCCGGGAAACAATATCCATGATTGTTTGACTAGCATCATCACTAATATAAATAGGGGCATCCGATATTTCCCCCGCCTTCCGTTTCAGCATCTCGAACTGATCCACCGACACGTGACCCCCGCGGATAGCACTAATATTCGTACAGGTTTCCGCCGCCAAAATACGCTGCTGAATCTCCCTTGAAGACATTTCCAACGAAAACATCAAGGTAGCAGCCCCATTCCTGATACTGATTTCCCGCATAAAATCAACCGCCAGGG